GTCTCTGAGATTCTTTCTAAATGTAGTAAACTATATACATTAGACAAAAAGAAACTTACATACCACTTTAATTTACAGGGAGCAATAGATTTATCTTTACTTTATTCGTTGCATAAATACGAAAGATTAGAGTATTATCATGACTTAAATTATTTTTACAATAAGTATAGAGATTTTAAGAATATAAATCAAATTATTCCTCTTAGTAAGTTATTTGAATCTTGTGAAAAAGTTTATGATAAAGTAAAAAGTACTATTAAACTTAAGATACCTGAATGCTTTGATTTTTATAACAATACTGCTACTAATGTATTTTTTCTATTAGAACAAGCTGGTTTAGGTATATACTATGAACCGTTTAATAATATGTTCAAACCTAAAGATCCTCTATTCAATATAGAAAATAACTCAGTACTAACATCTTATAATTTATATAATGCTACTTCTAGACCTACTAATGCTTTCAATAGCGTTAATTTCGCTGCTATTCCTAAGAGTGAACAACACAGGAAATGTTTCCGTCCCACCAATGATTATTTTGTTGAGCTGGATTTCGATGGTTACCATTTGCGGTTACTTTGTGAGCAGATTGGATACCCTTTATCAAGTGAATCAGCTCATACTCAATTAGCAAAACAATACTTTAATAAAGAAGAAATAACAGAAGAAGAATATGACAAAGCTAAACAGATTAACTTTCATGCAATTTACGGAAAAATACCAGAGAAATACGCTTTTCTCGAAGTGTTTACAAAAATCGATGAATTTATCAAAGGTCTATGGACCGAATACGAAACTAACGGAAGAGTCTTGGCGCCAATTAGTAATAAACCGTTCACTAAAGCGTTAAAAGATATGAATCCTCAAAAATTAATGAATTATATTATGCAATCCTTAGAAACTTCCAGAAATATTCTTATATTAAAAGATGTACTAAGGTATTTGCAAAGTAAAAAGACCAAGTTAGTATTATATACGTACGATGCATTACTTTTTGATTTTCATAAAGAGGATGGTAAAGAAACATTAGAAGAACTACAGGAGATATTAGAATCTGGGGGAAAATACCCAATAAAATTTAAATACTCTAAAGATTTATGTTTATAACAACAAAAGATATTTATAAATGAACAGCATAGTTATACAAAACAGATTTAGTTACGACCTAGATCCTATAGATATAAATGAAGATATGAGCAACAAACTTTTCTGTACATTCTCCACGGAAGAAACTTTAGAAAGTGTACTTCAGGAGATTCAAGAAAGATATAAGATTATTTATAATAAAATTTTCGTCCTTTACTCTAAAAGTCAAGATGAGTACATCTGTACTTATAACGTTGATTTTGGTAATGTAGGAGCGTTTATGGAAAATACTATATTAGTACATCGTAAAAAAGATTCTAACACCCTTTACACTATTAATGCTTTAAATACTTTAATTAAAGAATTAAACGGCGGAGTATTAGATACTACCTATAGAATCAACTGGCCTGATTATAGAAACTGTATACTACTTACAAAAGGTCCTGCTCTAAAAAGAGTTAACACTAAATTATTCAAAATTATAGAGGTGTAATGATCTCGCAAATTAGGTTATTAGAGCTAGAACTATTTTCGTTCTGCAACAGAACCTGTAACTTTTGTCCTAACCACTATATCGATAGATTATCAGATAATAAAATATTAGATATAGATGTATTCAAAAAATTAATTGCAGAACTTAAAGCTGAGAACTATAAAGGTGTAATATCTTTCAGTAGATATTGTGAACCTTTTGCTTTCAGAGAGATATTAGAAGATCGTATAAAATATATTCGTAAGGTACTACCTAATACTAAATTAGTATGTAACACTAATGGGGATTATGATTGGGAAGGTATCGATTTAGATGAGCTAACAATTATGGACTACGACTTTAAAATGTCTAAAGAAGAGTTAGGTTATTATGAAAGAGATACTAAACCATATATTGTAAGAAAGATGCGTCTAGGCAAAATAAATAACAGAGCAGGAGCATTAGAGGTACGTAAAAAGTTTGTTAGAGATTTTGCTTGCTATGAACCTTCTTATTTTGTAGGTGTAGATTTTAACGGCTCAGTAAACCCTTGTTGTAATATTAGATCAGATGTTAATTCTCATGAGGAATATGTTTTAGGTAACTTAGCAAATGATACTCTTACAGATATTCTTTTAGCTGATAAATCAGTTAGATTTAGAAATAGAACAAAAAGTTGCGACTTCGATAAAATTTGCTTATCTTGTAGTAAGAAGGCTGGTAGATATACTGCTGATGAACCAAGTATAATGAATTTTACTACATAGTTGTATATTTACTTTTTACTTCGTATATTATAAAATAAATAATAAGTTATATGGATTTAAATGCTATACGCGCAAAGCTGGATACGTTAAATAATAACGGCCAGCAAAGAGAGAAAACTGACTATTCCAAGATTTTTTGGAAACCGGAGCTTGGAAAGCAAACGATTAGAATCGTACCTTCTGCTTTCGATCCAACATTCCCGTTTAAAGAACTTAAGTTCCATTACGGTGTAGGAAAGTATCCGATGGTAGCCTTATCAAACTTTGGTAAGCAAGACCCTATTGAAGAGTTCGTTAAAGAACTAAGAAAGACAAATGATAAAGACAACTGGTCTCTATCAGGTAAACTTAACCCTAAGACTAGAATCTTTGCTCCTGTTGTTGTAAGAGGAGAAGAAGATAAAGGTGTAAGACTATGGGGATTCGGTATTACTATCTATAAAGCATTACTTGCTTTAGCAGAAGATGAAGATATCGGAGACTTTACAGACGTTATTAATGGATGGGATATGGTTGTAGAGCAGGTTCAAGGTAATCCTTACCCTGAGACTACTGTAAGAATTAAACCTAAACAAACTCCTTTATCTGATAATAATGATTTAGTTGATGCATGGTTAAAGACTCAACCTAATCCTACTGAAGTACATACTCAGTACGATTATGACTTTATTAAGAAGCAACTTCAAAACTACTTAAACCCAGGAGCAGCAGAAGAGGCAGCACCAGCTGCAGGAGCAGAAACTCCAGCTACACCAGCTACTCCAGCTAAGTCAGACTTTACTTTAGAAACAGCTACTGCTGAAAGTAAGGATACTGTAAGTAAGTTTGATGATTTGTTTAATGAGTAAAGGTGAGTGATAATTCTGGGTTAGCTGAGATTGTCTTTTACTCAGGAGGGTTTGATACCACTTCATACATATTAGATCGTTTAATTACGCAGGAAGTTAAAATACAACCAATAGTTGTAAAGGTTTCTGAAATAGACGGCACCGGTATTGATAGGCCTTCTGCATATCAAGAAGAAATATCTAGGCAAAATTTTTATACTAATTTTAAAAATAGATACCCAGAATTATCGCATAATCTCTTTGACGAAATAGTTTACGAAAATGAAACTATTTTAGACGAAGAAACTATAGAGATTGGTAAATATGCTTTCAAGGAAGGTATTTTTAGTAGAGAGGTAAATCAGCTTCTCTATTTTCACCAAGTAAGTAAAGATAAGAATTTTCACTATCCTACCATTGGTTATCAAAAAGATGATAAATTAACGGAAAAAGATATTGAGTTCTTCGAAAAAGTTCTTAAATTTAATATACCACTAGTAGAGACGACAAAGACTCAAATGCTAGAAAAAGCAATCGAAAATAAATACGATTCTTTTTTATACGAAACGTGGAGTTGTTGGTTTCCTCAACCTGGAAATATACCATGTGGTGAATGTGCCTTATGTGAGATTACTATAGTAGATACAAAGTTAAAATTTCCAAAAGGTACTTTAATTTAAACAAGTTATAAATGGCAAAGAAAAAACAAGAAACAATTGAAAGAGCGACTACTGCAGTAAGAAAGTCGTTTAACTTAAGTAATTTTAAAAAGAAGAAAGGATACTCTAACTCTTCAGTAAAATTTAAAGAGCAAGGATGGATACCTCTATCTAAGGCTTTTCAAGATATCACCTCATTACCCGGTATTCCTACCGGACATATCACTCTCTTGCGTGGACATAGTGATACGGGCAAAACTACTGCCCTACTAGAAGCTGCGGTGAATGCTCAAAAGCTGGGCATTCTCCCGGTTTTTATTATTACCGAGATGAAATGGTCTTGGGAACACGCTAAAGAGATGGGATTACAGTTTGAAGAAACTACTGATGCAGATGGAACGGTATTAGATTATGAAGGTCATTTTCTTTATGCAGATAGAGGTCAGTTAAATACTATAGAAGATGTAGCAGTTTATATTGCTGACTTGATGGACGAACAAGCTAAAGGTAACTTACCTTATGATATGTGTTTCTTCTGGGATAGTATCGGTTCAGTACCTTGTGACTTATCAGTTAGATCTAATAAGAATAATAACGAATGGAATGCAGGTGCAATGTCTACTCAGTTTGGTAACAATCTTAATCAGAAGATTCTATTATCTAGAAAAGAAAACTCTCCATATACTAATACGTTAGTAGCTATTAATAAAGTATGGACTATGAAACCTGAATCACCTATGGGTATGCCGAAACTTCAAAATAAAGGAGGTATGTCTATGTGGTATGATGCTACTTTAGTAATTACTTTTGGTAATATTACTAATCCAGGTACATCTAAAATAAAAGCTATCAAAGATGGATTACAGGTTGAGTTTGCTAAACGTACAAACGTTCAAGTAGAGAAGAATCATATTGGAGGAGTACAATCAAGAGGAAGAGTTGTTATGACTCAACACGGATTTATATCTGACGATAAGAGAGAGATTGATAGATATAAAGATGACCATAAAGATCACTGGTTAAAATTAGTAGGATCAGTTGACTTTGACTTAATCGAAGAAGGAGATCTAGAGGAAACACCTATTACTCCTAATCTTTTAGATTAATGTCATACGATAAAATTCTTAATAATTTAAGGGAGACCCCACCCCGTGCGTTGAACGATCATATTCTGTTAATTGACGGAATGAACACCCTTATTAGATCGTTCTCGCTCCTGAAAGCGATGAATCCTACTGGATCCCATATTGGAGGAATTGTAGGATTTCTTCGCTCTCTAGGATATGTGACAAGAATATTTGACCCTACTAGAGTACTAATAGTATGGGACGGTAAAGGAGGTTCTGCTAATAGAAAGAATATAGATCCTAACTATAAAGCAAATCGTGCAACATCTAGAA